TGGGGATTAATGAGTGGTTTGTAGAGACCGCGGCAAGACCTTCTATCAAAATCGCAGCAACTGAAATTCAGTTCTTGAATACATCAACTTTCGTTGCGGGTAGATTCAATTGGGACCCAATCTCTGTGAAATTTAGAGACCCAATCGGTCCATCAGCAGCTCAAGCTCTAATGGAATGGGTTCGTCTACACGCTGAATCTGTAACAGGACGTATGGGATACGCTGCGGGTTATAAAAAAGATATTGACCTCGAGATGCTTGACCCAACAGGTGTGGTTGTAGAAAAGTGGATTCTTTATGGAACATTCTTAACAGACGTTAACTTTGGTTCATTGAGTTACGCTACTGACGCACTTGCAGATATTACTTGTAGTTTGAGAATGGATAGATGTGTGTTAGTGTACTAATACTATATACAAAAACTTAAAACCTTTTATATTTAACCGTAAAGACATAAACTTTACGGTTATTTTTTTTATATGGACGAACAATCAAGACAGTATGGTCAACAAAATTTAACGTTACCACACGACATAGTACAACTTCCTTCAGAAGGATTATTTTACAAAAACAAAAAGAAAGCGGTTAAGGTGGGATATCTTACAGCAGCTGATGAAAATATATTGATGGGTGGTGGGGATAATCTCACTTACAACTTACTTAGAAGTAAATTGTACGAACCTGATATGAAAATTGACGACCTGTTGGAAGGTGACGTTGAGGCGATTCTTGTTTTCTTAAGAAACACAGGATTTGGTCCCGAGGTTGAAATGAATTTAGTTGACCCACAAACAAGAAAACCGTTCAAGACAACAGTTGTTTTGGACCAACTTTCAATAATCAAAGGACAAAGTCCAGCTGAGGATGGTACCTTCGTTGTAAAGTTACCAAAGTCAGATGCTGTGGTTAAATTAAAACCAATGACCTATGGGGAAATTAATGAAATTCAAAAGATGATTGATTCATACCCTGCAGGAAGAACCGCCCCAAGAGTAACTTGGAGACTTACAAAAGAGATTGTTGAAGTGAACGGTACTACAGATAAAGGGGAAATTGTTAAATTTATTGAATCATTACCAATCGGAGATTCTAAATTTATCAGAACGTTTATGAACCAAAATGAACCAAGGCTGGATATGACCAGAGAAGTAATGACCCCGTCAGGAGAAAAACTAACAGTGAATGTTGGTTTCGGGGTAGAGTTTTTTCGCCCTTTCTTCTGATTATAGAAAAGGTCAAATAGATGAATTCTATTATCTCAACAGACTATTGGGAATAACGTGGACAGACTTTGAAAAAATGCCTTTATTCGTTAGAAAATATTTGTTGGACAAATGGATGGAAGATAATAAGAAGGACTGAAAAATCAGTCCTTTTGTATTTATATAACATATGGCACCAGATAATGTAAATTTCGGTAACGTACCAAGCAGTGAAGATATTGGTAGTTTCGGTAAAAATCTTGAAAATCTACTCAAGATAAATGTTTCCGATTTTGCTGATGCGGTAACAAGACTCACCCAAAGCGCGGTTGCAATTAACAAAACATTTACTCAAGGTAGACAAAGAGTTGTTGAGCTTCAACAAGCGGTTGCCGATGCGGTACCAGGTGTTAATAGAATTGGTGGAAGTCTCTCAGATGTTACAACTACAATATCAAAAATCGCTGAGGCATCGAGAAGGAACGTAGTTGCAAACACACAAGATATTGAAAAACTTGTTGCAGCTAATAAGGTATTAGGCGAAGACGCTGAAGTTCTGACCAACGCTTTCATGGACGTTGGAATGAGTGTAAGCCAAATCGGTACAAACTTAGAGGAGTCAATCAAGTACGTACAAAGCATTGGTGGTAACGCATCTGAAGTTGTTAAGACCATGAGAACAAACATGGACCAACTGAACCGTTACCAATTCGAGGGTGGGGTACAAGGTTTAACAAAGATGGCGGCTCAAGCCTCAATGTTAAGATTTGATATGAACGAGACATTCCGTTTAGCGGAACAAGTAATGTCTCCAGAAAATGCCATTGAAGTTGCGTCAGCATTCCAAAGACTAGGGGTTTCTGCAGGAAACTTGGTAGACCCATTCCAACTTATGAATCAATCTATCAATGACCCATCAGGGTTACAAGATAGCTTGGCTCAGGTATCAAAACAATTCACATATTTTGACGAAAAAACCAAATCTTTTAAAATCAATCCCCAAGGTGTGATGATTCTGAAAGAAATGGAACAACAAACACATGTAAGTGCCAAGGAGTTAAGTAAGATGGGACTTGCCGCGGCAGAGTTAGATAAGAGATTATCTGCAGTAAGTGCTGCTGGGCTTAAAGTTGCAAACGAAGAGGACAAACAATTCTTGGCGAACATCGCTAGAATGGGTGAAGGTGGTGAATACGAAGTACAAATCAAAGACGAAAGAGGTCAGATGCAGACAAGAAAACTGTCTGAAATTACCCAAAACGAATTTGATAAGTTAATCAAAGAACAAAAAGAAGGACCACAAACGTTAGAAGATTTGGCGAGAAGTCAAATGAACATCACTCAGTTGATGGAAGCCGACGTTTCAGCAATTAGAAATAAGATAGTTGGTGGTGTTGCTTCAGCTGCTCCAATCGCAAGAGGTTTTGAAGGACTTAGAGGAATCCAAGAAGCGATAGGTAATGCGATTACTACAGCTAAGACAACTGGTAAAACAAGTGATTACAGGGGTGGTACAGAGAATTTCATTTACAAGTCTGAAGCTTTCCTAAAAGACCTTATGGACCCAAGCAAGAGTAAACTTTCAGTACTCAGTGAGTACGGAAAAGAGTTTGGGGATACACTCAAGAATTTGGGTGGAAACATAATGGAAAAATTCAAAATTGCCACAGAAGAAGCAAAAAAAGGTATTAAAGGTGATGATTTAATTTCACGAACAGCATCAGGTCTTTTGAGTAAAATCCCTACAGGTGGGACCACCGAACCGACCACAACCAATTCTTCACGTTCACAACAGATTCAACAAGAGGTCAAAACAGCTGCACAAAGTTATGGTACTTCGACACTTTCAAAACAAGAGATGGTTATCAATGGGAATATCAAAGTTGAGTTTATACTTCCTTCTAATTTTGCACAACTTAGTCTTGAACAACAACAGAAGTTCTTTGACCAAATGGTTAATAGCCAACAATTCCAAACTATGCTTGTAAACAATGCAACACCTCAAAGTCCAACCAAAGCACAAAACTCACAAGGGTTTAATAGATAAAAAATATCAAGTAATCTATTTATAGAAAAAAGGGTTAATGGCAAGTTTATTAGATTTCTCTGCATCAAATGGTTTTAGAAAGAAGCTCCTTACAAGGAACTTAACACCCTATGCCAAAGCACCAAACAGACCTACAGTCCCAATAGACACAACCTACGTTCAAACAGATAGTTCTGTACAGGATAGTCCCGACCAATTGATAGACGTTCCAAGTTTTGCAAACAAACTATATCCACTAAACCAATGGGGTGCGGAAGGTGGATTCAAGCAAGTGCCAGACCCAACAGGTTTATTAAATAATAAATCGAATAGGGGGGAATACGGACCTGGACAACAAGATGCTCATATTGTAGACCAGTCCCAAGTCGCATCCCAAAAAGGGTTTGGAAGTATTTCTCCTGCTTGGAAACCATTAAATGCATATGCTAATGGAACTCAAACTTCTTTGGATAGTGGTGAATACATTACTCAGCCTGATTATGTTAGAGGTGGTACTAATCTATATAATAACCAACCATACCCAACTACATTTAATCCTTCGTCCTATGGTCCTGTAGGAATTCTTTTATCAAGAGACCCACAGGGAAGTAACGGACTTTTAAGTCAGGACTCTTTCATTGCTAAACTTGGTGCTCAGACATTGAGAAAGGCGTTTGAAGAAAGAATTGCACAACAAATATACCAAAACACAGCCGCTAGAGCAAACCTATTCAGTGTAGATAGTGGAACTGATATTGTTAATTTAATTACAGGAAGAGTTCCTTTAATTGAGCCAAATTGGACAATTACCGTTCCTTCTAATCCAATATTAGCAGCTACGGATTTCGCCCTCAGACTTGCAGGAAGTATTTTACCTGTATCACCAATACCAGGTTCATATTGGGATGCCTCAATCAATTCAGGTCAGCCAACCACAATACAACAGTTACAGAATGCATTTAGAAGAAGTACCGTCGGTAATTTCTTCAATAGACTTTTGGGTGCGCCACAAACGGGTTCGCAGTTATTTTTAAACAATACAGGTGCGGGACAAAGGTCGAGATTATTCCAAAACATCAACTTCAACAAGTACAAGCCAAGTTACGATAGAGGATTCTTCAACAGAGGAGGAGGAGCCTTAGTTGGAGGAGTATCAAACAACGCCAACTACTATGTTGGTTCAAGAACATCAGAACCCTCACAAGTATTTTCGCCAGCAGGTGCGTTACCTGTTAATGATTTTGGTGTTGTACAACAGTCACCAGTATTCGGACCTACTGAACTTGCCCAACTTTATGAGGGACCAAGTAAAGAAGTTAAACTCGGTGCTAACGGACCAACATACAGTAATGGTGGTGGTATTGAAGGAGGATTTACATGGGTTTCTCCTAAATACAAGGGTAATGCAGGTAAGAAAGTTGGGTTAGGTGGTGAGGTTACAAATGAAGATGAAGACTTTAGACCTTCTTCATATAATTCTACTGAGTCGACCGAGAGAACATTCAGAGAGGGTTCCATATTGGACGACACTCAAAGACTTATCAACAGTCAACCAGCTGGTGGTAAAAGACTTCAACACGTAGGAAACGCAATTGACCAAGTATCAAAAGTATTCAACGATGGATACAAGGAGATGACTAAGGGTTCAAGAGTTTACAGATATGTTGGTGCACCAGGACAGGAAGTTGGTTCTGAGTATTGTAGGGTTTTTGCTAAGGATGTCCCTTACCTTCAATACAATGACCTTCAAAAGGTTGATGGTATTACTACGAGTGGTAGGAGATTTGCCGATTCAGTTTTGGATAACACTTATAACCTCAATATTGTTCCAAACAAACAAGAAGGAGGACAAAGTTCGACAAACTTAATAGGAACTGAAAACAATGCGGTTGCCAAGAAATATATGTTCTCATTAGAAAACTTAGCATGGAGAACATCATCAACACCTGGTTATTCTGTATCAGATTTACCTGTCTGTGAAAGAGGTCCGAACGGTGGAAGAGTAATGTGGTTCCCACCATATGGTTTAACATTCAGTGAAAGTGTTAACGCAAACTGGAACTCAAGTGATTTCTTAGGACGACCTGAACCTGTCTATACTTATAAATCTACAGCTAGAGGTGGAACACTTTCATGGAAAATTGTTGTTGACCACCCATCAGTTCTTAATGTGATTGTTAACAAAGTTTTGGAAAACGAAACGAATGCAACAAGGGTTAATAGTATCTTAGATTCATTCTTTGCTGGTTGTAGAAAATACGATTTATATGAACTAGCAAAAAAATATTGGAAGGTAAATCCTAATGATTTGTATCAATTACAAGAAGCCATTACATCCAAAAAAATGTCTAGAGAACAAATCGAATGGACCAAGTCAACAATACAAACAGGTGTTGATGGTGGGCAGGGACAAAACTTGGCACAGACCAGTAGTACAACCGTACAATTAAAAGACTACGAACAGATAGGATTTTACTTTGCTAATGACTACCCGAAAAAAAATGAAACAGTCACCCCTTATTCCTCACAATATTCTATATATATTGGACAGAAGACAACATACGGTAAGGAAAACCCACAAACAACAAATTTTTTTGATAGTGTTGTAACACCGAATTTCGACCAATCAAAAAAGTTAATTAATGACTTAGCGGTCAAGTTAAGTGGGACAACAGGTACAATTACAATCACAATTGATGCAAGTTGTTCTGCCCCTGCAACCGAAACGTATAATGTTGAGTTATCTAAAAGAAGAATTTTATCCACTAAAGAATATTTTGAAAAAGACCCTACACTCACAAAGTTTATTCAAGATAAAAGACTCATAATCAAAGATGGTGTCGCAAAAGGAGAAGACGCTCAAGTAAAAAAATTCAACACAAGTACAAATAAGTTTGAACCTAATCCAACAGTTAATTGTAAAGCAGGTACAGGTGTTCAAGGAGGAGATACTCAAGTAGGTTCTAAAGATGTATACACCACAAACGCAATGGCGTGTAGAAGGTCTTACATTTCTTCAATTGAAGACAAGACAAGTACAAACGTACCATCATCAACACCGACACCAAAATACACAGATGTATTCCAAGCTAACACTGTTGTTACGACAGAAGATACCCAAGAAATTACAAGAGAGTGGAAACCAAGAGATAACATCACCAAAAGAGTCTTAAGGTCACTATTATCAGAGTGTGATTATTTTGAAACCATAAGACAAGAATCACCAATGGTTTTTGATAATTTGAAAGACAAACTTAAGTTTTTCCAACCTGGATTCCATTCGATTACACCTGAGGGGTTGAACTCGAGGCTCACATTTTTACAACAATGTATGAGACCAGGGGATACCATCCCTACAATCAAAACGGTCAATGGGTCAGAGACACTTCAATATAATAATGCTGTAAACACGGCTTTTGGTGCACCGCCTGTTCTTGTTTTGAGAATCGGAGACTTCTATAATACCAAAATTATTCCTGAGAGTTTGAACTTATCTTACGAGGACTTAGATATAAATCCTGAAGGTATAGGTGTTCAACCTATGATTGCAACAGTTCAATTAGGATTCAAATTTGTGGGTGGTAGTGGATTAAAAGAGTCTGTTGATAAGTTACAAAACGCCCTAACGTTCAACTATTATGCAAACACTGAAATATATGACGACAGAGCAGATGTAACCGCAAACGAAGAGTTCTTGAAAGTATTAGATGCTGAGTTTTTAGCTATGGCTAATCCACCAGCACCTCCTGCTGTAAACCAAGCTGAGCCTAACAATGGACAAAATAATAACCAAACAATTGGTACCATTATAAGTAAAGAAGTACTTTCAAGTTTCGAAACAGGTAAGACTTCATACGAGACTTTCATGGTTAATCTTGTTAACCAAACTCAAACTTATTTCCAAAATGTTGTAAACAAACAAAAAGAAATAAATGCTCAATACAACAATGCGGTAAGACAACAGTGGATGTTGGAAAGAAATTATTGTGAAGGTATTACACCAGTAAAACCTAATACAGATAAATTTGTTCTTTTTGGAAAACCAAACAACGTAGAAAATAGGTTCAATAAAATATTTGCAGAGTATGAAAAAAACATAACCCAAGGAACGGATACATTCATTCAATGGATTGATGAAGCAAACAGAGGGTTTTCTCCAAGATTGAAACAAACGATTAGAACGAATTATCTAAATTTTGTAAAAAATAAAAGAGGAACCTTTCAGAATTCTGCAACAAAAATTTCACAAGATTTTACAACAATACAAACACAATTCATACAACAATTATCAAGAGCTAATATCATAACTTTCGAGAGTAAGGCTGGTAATGGAACTGATGGATTTCAGGCTTCTAATGGTAACGTTACTATTTATCGTACAATAGGAACCACAGAGGTAGATACCTCTTCACAACCAAAACCAGCAAATACATGGGTTGAACTTGTTCAGGATTATCAAAAGATTCAAAATGATGTGAAAACTTTTAACGATGTTATTTGGAAACAAAATACATTCGTGAACACCCAAGATGGTAAATCATATTCAGGTTATTTGGTATTTCCAACAGCAAACGGATTACCATTTAGTAATGCTGTTGATTCAGTAACCACTTTTATACCTTTTTCAAAAAATAGATTATTTGAAACCAATTTGGAGTTCAGAAGACAATATATGATAGTTTCAGATGAGGTGTTGGATGATAAAAAATACACTGCCTTCAAACAAGCCATAATTGGAAATACAATTGGTAATCAAGCAATTATTGGAGATGGTCGAACAAATATAGAGGAAGTTTTTGATGCTTATTGGTTAACTAAGGCAAAACCTTTATTTACTGAAGAAAATAATTTGACTAAAAACTTTATCGAGAACTTGGAAAAGAACGATTTGAAAAATTTCATAAAATATACACCATTCCCATCTAAGAAAAGAGTTCTAACTTTTACTACAGAAAGTGTTGCAGATGACGCAGCGGAAGAGGAAAATCAAAAGAGTATGGTTAAAAATCTGGCAGCACAAACTAACGCAAACACCGATAGTAAAACATGGAATAATAATGTGGGAGGAGCCTTCATTTCAAAAGCAAAACTTAACTAATGGCATACCCGTATTGGAATCGATATAGTCAATTTATAATCAATGGTGAACAAACTGTTGTACCTTATGTACAATTGCCTTCAAAACCAACAGATAAGACTTACATTTATAAAGTAGGTAGGAGTAGATTAGATAGAGTTTCCCAAGAGTATTACAACTCCCCAACTTTTGGTTGGTTGATACTCCAAGCTAACCCACAGTTTGTGGGTATGGAAAATAATATTTTCGATGGTGCAATTCTAATCATTCCCTTCCCATTATTACCCTCCTTACAGGATTATAAGGCGGCGATAGAAAACCATTTCTTTTATTATGGCAGGTAATGTACAAGCAGATAACAGTGGAAACATATATGTTGAGTTTGATTATAACAACATCATTGTAGTTGACCCTAACAAAACAATCGACGCCTTAGGTAAGATTAGAGAAAGATTGGTCGACCACGAGAATCTTGTTATGTATGCAAACTTGGAAGCCGAGTTACTGCCAAGAACAAAACTTGCAATTGGTGCATCTCCTGAAGATAGGGTAAGAATCATTTCGATTGCAAAAATGGATTTCCTTAAGCCTACTAAAGATTCTGCTCTAGGAACAGGATATTACGACGAACTAACAGGGGACAACAGCACAAAGTTCAAGGGTGTAAACCAAATGATGACTGGAACCGTTGTACCAAAAGATGGTAGTAAACCATATGTAGTCGAAAAGCCATCGGACCTTACAAATGTTTTGGATAATGGTCTTTTGGGTATTACAAACATTAGTGTTGATACTAATCTATCTTTTGTACCTTCTGTTAGAATATCTCTTGAAGATGTACAAGGTAGAGCTCTGTTTCAGTTAGGTAATAATTCACCATACGCAGCATTTTTTAATTTACCTTACCCACCTTTTTATTTAACTCTTAAAGGGTATTATGGACAAGCGATAAGATATCAGTTGAATTTAGAGAAATTCAATGCGAGATTTAATACATTTAGTGGAAACTATCAGATTGATTTAGATTTCAAGGGGTATAAGTTTAACATTTTGAATGAGGTGGCTGTTGGTCATTTGATTGCAACGCCCCATATGTATGCTCAACAATACAATGTATCAACTCAGCCTATAGGTCCACAACAAACAAGCCGTGAACAGTCAACCTCAGTTTCAACACAAGTTGGGTCGGCTAACCAAGTCAATGATGGTAGACAAACACAAGGTACTGTTCAAGTAACCTCTGAAAGAGGATATCAAAAAATTAAAGAGGTTTATAGTGAATATAAATCCAAAGGTTTGATACCTCCTGACTTTCCTGAATATACACTTGTACAATTTATTAACAAGTTAGATTTATTCGAACAGAACGTTGCGAATAAATTTGCTAAGGCAGATGTGGAACCTCTAACAAATATCAGGAATTATAAAACAACCCTATCAAACTATTTTGGTACATCAGCAAACCCTGGTGTAAGGGCAGGTGAAAGTTCTTGGTTTACAAGATATTTGAATCCAGCACCAATTGTTTTAAACAACGGTATAAGGTGTTATATATTCAAAGAGTTAGATTTGGATACGAAGTTAGCGGCACAAAAACAACTTCAATCAATTATTGCGGACTACAACAAGTTACTTGCAAGTAATCCTACTTTAGGCGCTGGAGGGGCCGCCCCTATTCCAAATCCAATCAAATATTCAATGATTGCAATTGACCCACCGCCTACTAAAGATGTGGATTGGGTGGCGACGACAAATGCTCAAACTGGGATTGTAAAACCAACCCAACAAGATATAATAAAAATTCAGACTCAATTTCAAAGGTTCTTGAGTCCTGTTCCATTGTTTAATGTGGAAATCGTTAATGGTAAACCTGTTGCGACTGAAGTTAAGATTCCTTTTTTTGTTTTTGAAGGTGACGGAAGATTTGATAAACAAATCCAACTTTTAGAGGCTCAAGCGAACAAAAAGTTGTCGCAGTTTGAAGATATTCTCACAAAAAAACTTTTAGAAAAAATAGAAAGTGGAACTGATGGTATTGGATTTAAACCTACAGTTAGAAATATTATGGCAGTTCTTATGGCATCTGCAGAAGCTTTCATAAGACTTCTTGATGATGTACATAATAATGCTTGGAACGTCAAGTACGACCCAGTAAGAAAAAAAGCCATACTCAACAACCCATCGTCCGCGCCAGGTTCAGATACTGTGGATGATTTGAAGTTAACACAAACCGCCATAGAACAGAGTACAGGATTGAAGTATGCAGAAATCCCTGTATACCCTTGGCCTCAGTTTTTCATTGAGACACCTGAGGACAAAAAGGGAAGATTCCAATTAAAATATCCTGCAGACCCATCCGTTGTTGATTTAACTCAGGGGTGGGATTATTCAAAATGGCCTGAAGTTGAGTTTGTTGAAGAATATATGAGAGGTATAACTCAAAAGTTTAACCCACCTCTTGCCCCTGAACCGTTGGATAATGGACAGGACACAAACATTATTAATATAAATGCGATAGAGTTCCCATCAACAGGGATTGCATATGTTAATAAAGAAGAAATTAAATTTTTCTATGAAATTTGGGAAAGACAACTTCTAACTTCGAGGTATTCAAACTTCGTTAGAGCTAATTCAAACCAAGTAGACGAGATAATAAAATTAAATACTGAAGCTGAAGTAAGTAACATTATTTCAAGTTTGGGTCTTAATGCCCCATACATTACCATGAAGTTGAAAAATTATGGTCTGAATTCCACAAACTATAAAGACTTCTTGAAAAACATTTCAAATAATGGTACGGGTAGAGCTTGGCAAGATTTCATAAGAGATTTCTATGTAACACCTTATATCAAAAGCCTAACTGAGAATTCATTCAGTATATTGGATATTAATGAATATGGTAGAATCCCTCAGCTTTCTACCAAATCTTCTGCTTTGGCTAAGTTGGTTTCAAATTCAACAAATGAACCAAATATTACAGATACAGTTCCTTTTACCGATTCACTTTGGGTTACTTCAAATATGGCGAATGGAAAACAAGCTGAAGGTACTAATGTATATAACACAAACAAAGTTTTGACTGTATTTGAGCCGAGAAAAATCATTGCGAATTTCAACGACATATATAATTTTGAGGTTAAGAGACCTGTAACAAGTTTCTCATACAAACAAGGAGAAAACAATAACCCATATACAAAAGTTAGTGATATAAACTTGAACCAACTTGGGTTGACGGCATTCTATTATGATAGAATGAATAACGATTCAATGGTTGCAACAGAAGGATTGTATACTCATATACCACCTTCGATAAACAATTTTATACCAGCCTTATCGCCAGTACCAATTGTATCAACTACATCAATGTTGAATACACCATATATGGTTAATGCAATTCAAAATGGTGTTCAAAATTATAGAAACAAAGTTAAATATCCTTATGTCCAAGCGGCATATCTTTTCTTAAATTCATTACCGATTTCCACTTTAAAAGAAAGGTATAAGTCTTTTGAAAACGACCAAACTTCAGACTTGGATTATATTGCTTCTTGTTTCAAAAAATTTGGTGCAATCCACAAACTACCCTACGCTTGGATTTTGAAAATGGGTTCTGTGTTCCATAGATACAAAGTATTCAAAGAAACGAATGTAGATATTATTAATACTGCTTGGGCTAACTTCAATTACGTAAACAACTTCTCACCAGTGAGTGGTTCAACAACACAAACATATAATGTTAAGGTTGGAACGGAAACAAAACCTATCACTTTACAAACTGAAACAACAACAGATGTTAACATACAAGTTGGATTTTATCCAAAAGTAATCAATGATTTTTATGCGTTTCTTACAGGTTACGAGGTTTACAAAGATTATACAGATGCGGAGATTCAGAACACTATTAATGGTGGTATGAAAATTTACAATTTCACTGAGTCTAATATTCAAGCTAAACAAGGAGATAAAAATTTGAGACTTACTACTTGGTCAGTTTTAATTCCGAGTGTTGTTAAAAATGGAATTTTGTGTAATCCAAATGATAATACTTTAACAACCGCCTACACAGTGGTACCATCTTTCGGTTCAAGCATAAATCAGACAACAGTTGAGTGTATAAGAAACCAAACCCAATTGGGTTCGACAATCGTTAACTTGACTAACAACCCATCAATGTATAATGGTTCGGTTCGTTTGTTTTGGGCGGCACCTAATTATGGTTATTTCGATAATCAGACAATAGTGAAACCATCACCAGAGAGTTATGTAAAGAAAATATTATCAGGAGAAACAAAACAGTCTGCCTTTAATTTATTGATGGAAGATGAATACTCAAAGATTGAAGAAATATTTTCAGTATTTGAAAAACCTGTATTGGATTTGTTTGAGCAGGAGTTCTTGAACTTTTGTAAACCAGTAACCGATATGGATATTCCTGTGAGTACACAAATTGGAGCGTCCTCTGTTTCAGTAAATGCTGACTTCAAAAATTTCCAAGCCTTGTTTAAGACTTTGTTAACTGTAGTTCCTAAAGGTCCAAACACAAATGATGAGGAATACTTCACTAGTATCATTAATTTACAATATGAGAACGTTCAAAACACTTTAAGGGCATTTTTGGAATATGATATATTGTTTAGATTTGGTAATCCCTCAAACTATAAAAGAAGAGTTGTTGACTCTTATCTATCATACAATTCTGTACCCGTTATTACAGACCCTATTAAATTCAAGCCATATGTATCAGGGACATTACCAAGTAGAGGAGGAAACATATCTGTGTCGCAATCGAAAAGCCTTAACCCAGCCGCTTGGTTAGCGTTAGAAACAGAGGTGGGATTTTCAACAATTCCAAATCTTAGATATTCATCGAATGGTTCTTATTTTACAGACTTCTTCATAGACAACGATATTGAATTTAGTGTAGAAAACGTTGTGTTGTTAAGTCAACTTATAAAGATGTATGCCACTTTCAAACTCAAATCACCGAGTTTTGCTGTAAGTCAATTCAAAAATCAAATTCAATATCTCATTAACGCTGAAGAATTATTACAAGGGAATTTCTTAAATGAAGTTCTTAAAGGATTAAACAAAAATTTACCAAGTCAGTACCAAGTCCCACAAGGCACTGTTAATAGTGTTATAACAGGTGAACAAAGTAAGATAGAAAACTGGGAAGTGTTCAAGGCTCTGAATGATAAATGGATTGCTGGCGGGGATTACAAATCTAAAACTCTTTTTGAAGACATAATGTTTTTAGATAGAGCCTCAAGAAACATAGGACAGACAATTCTTATAGACATTTTTGACTTGAAGAGTATGTTGGGTAAGAACTCTCTCAACAATGCAATGAGTGTGTTTACACTTATGAGTGGAATTCTCATCAAGAATAACTTCACGGTGATGAATCTCCCTGCTTATGTTAACTTCTATAATGTTCAGGACGTTGATGGTACAACGATTCCAAAACCTGAAGGTACGTTAGATTTTGCAAACAATCTTTGGGGTACTTTTTTGAACGTAGACTATCGAAACGCGACTTCAAAAATGGTTTGTTTTTATGTTGGCAAGCCTTCACAATACTTAGATTTACCGAAAGGAAACTTCAGATTCAGAGACGACGGTTTCGAAATGAGAAGAGCTTCGGAAAACCCTTTGATTGAAAATCAAACAAACAAGAAAGACTGGTCACTATCCAACAAGTGTGTAGGCTTCAATGTTGATATTGGTATAAGAAACCAAAATATATTCACATCATTCCAAGTTGACCAAAGTGCTGGTGTAGCTACTTCAGAATCAATCAATACTCAATTGAACATGGTTGACCAAGCTTCGGGTAGAAATGTTGCAACACAGAACGTCTCATTGTATAACCTATATAAAAATAGAAGTTATAAATGTACTGTCGTTTCTTTAGGTAATGCTTTATTACAGCCGAGTATGTATTTTAATCTGAGACATGTACCAATGTTTAATGGTCCGTACATGATTCAAAGTATACAACATACCATACAGCCAGGTAATTTCCAAACTTCGTTCACAGGAATCAGACAGGGTATTTACGACCTACCTTCAATTGATTCATTCCTACAAAGTATGAATCAAAACCTATTGACCAAACTTGAAGAGATACTGAAAATTAAGAAAGAAGAAGTACCTGCTATTAGAATCACGGAAGAACAAAAAGCAACTCAAACAGTTCAAAAGGCGGATAACACTCTTGATGCTCAGAATAGTTGTGGAAGTAAAGTTGACCTTACCGCATATCAAGGATATAGTGTGTTGGCAGGAGTACCCAACTCTATTTCACCAAAGACTTTTGCAGATACACTTCTTAAGGAATTACCTGGTCCATCAAACGAATTACTCAGAACATACATTTATTGTATCTCCTACGTTACAAGTTTTGTTAAGAGTTCTAACTCAGGTGCTGGAAATTTTGTTGCATATAATAACAACTTGGGACTTATCTCGTTGGAAAAGAATTTCCAACCGAGAGCAGGAGAATTCTTCTCAAGAAAACAGTTTTGTTGTGTTAACGTCAAGGCGGGCGGGACGACTAAGTCAATGCCACTTGTTGCTTTCACAAGCTTAGAACAGTATATAAACTTCATCAAAAGCGGACTTATTGAGAGAGTTCCACAGATTCAAAGAATGGGATTGGACAAGTACTATGTTTGCCACTTCCCTAAGGACAACGTCTCAGAATCATATTACGATACAAACTTTGGTGAATTTGAAACTGTTAGAAAAACAATGGAAGAGGCAATTAAATCCGCGGTTGAAGTTAAGTTGATTACCGAAGCAACTTCTGACGCATTGAATGCAACCAATAATGCTCAATCTAACAACGCTAGAACACCAGGCGTTACACCAACACCGACACCATTGTTAGCAAATCCAGGACAATCCTGTCCACCTCCATATATAAATTCATTCGCACCTGCAGTCGGATACACAGGAACTCAGATGATTATAAACGGAAGGAATTTGGATACAGAAACAAAAGTATTCTTTAAAGAAGGAAACACACCG